ACGGAATATGTGGAACCTCGTATGGTTAACGGAAAGCCTCGCTGGGGCAATCAGGGCGATACGGGTTATGATAAATTTGGAGGTGGTGACGGACATAAGCGGTCTATCACCTTCTTCGGGATTGCAGCAGCAATGGCGGAGCAGTGGGGATGACAGTAGAATCAAGATGGAACAGTAGAATCTTCAGGCATCTCAGTGGGACTCCTTTTACGGACAACATATATAAAGAAGGATCTTTAGTTGCTACCTGCAAACTTGCATCAGAGTACCCAGAATACACTACACCAGAAGGAGATGGATTATGGGTATCAGTTTATTCCGACAAAGTTATACACTGGGTTATAGGAACTCTGGAAGGCTATCCAAATAGAACCATATATCAAGTAGTAGTGCATAATGATAACTCTATAACACGAAAGTTACCCGTAGACTCTTCTGACCCTTTATCGACAGGAAGCTCCATAGAGTACGACGCGGATGGCGTAGCCACTGGAGCCTCTGAAGTCTGCTATACTCTTTCAATGGCAGACATTGCCGAAAAATTTCCTGGGCTTACGCTCCCTGTCTCGGATGATAGCAATGTATTTAGTTGGGCGATAGGGTTTCAAGACTCTACTCCCACATATATTCTTGCATATTTAGAGACCTAATAAATGGCTACAATTGAAACTAAATATGTAGATGTAGGTACTTATACTTTTAAAGGCAGTACTCAATACGGTTTTTCATCCCTTATTAGTATCGGAGATATGTCTGATACTGCAAATGGGACTACCAATGCAGACGTAAGTGGTATTTACTCTGGCGAGAACTGTACACAATTAGTTTGGTTTAACAATGACTCTATTACTTTTAGAATAGATGCAGTAGAGTCAAATAGTGGTTGGGACAGTATTACTATTGGTTCTCTCACGCTTAACAGGTCTGATGCTACTTTTACAACAAATGCGTCTAGTCCAGTATATTCGGAATGGGTTTGGGCTAGCCAGTCTACTAATCCATTTGGAACAACGGTAGGCGCTGATGTTCTAGTAACTTGGGATGATGGGGTAACAACAGACACTACTCCCGATACTTTCACATTTAATGACGTTCCAAACGCGGACACAAGTACCGAATACAACACCTCCGTTCAAATTACAGGTATTAATGCATCAACAACAATTTCAAGAATTTCTGGTAGTGGTACGTTTGCAGTTAGCAGCAGTACTACTACTCCAACCTCTGGTTTTGGTACGACTGGCTCGATTACAAATAACCAGTACCTTCATGTAAAACAAACTTCCTCGTCTTCTCTTAGCACGCCAGTCGCCACCGAAATAAGTGTCGGTGGAATTACTGATACTTGGACGGTTACGACAAAATCTACAAATCTCTCAGTATCCTTGGCTGCGACTGACATTACTCGACAAGGTGAAGTAGAAGGGTATATACTTACCCCCACCGCAAGTAATGCAGTTGGTACCGTTACTTACTCTTTCTCTGGTACGATGCCAAGTCGTTCGGCCACTGCGGGCCCTAGCAATGGAAATACGTTAAGCGTTGGAGGTGAGTGGGGAACTTCCTCTTGGACTGTTACAGCCACTGATGATAATGGCAGTGTCACCTCTTCTCCAGTTACGTTAGATACCACCCCACCATGGTTCTATACAGGATCAATGGGCCTTGAACGACTCGGTGGCGGTAGCACCACTGTAGAAATTACGGATACAAATACTGCCATATCGTTTACCGTCACAACCTCTACTGGTTGGGAATCCAATATGCGGTACTTTACTAAGTACGCATTAATAGAGACGGGAACAAATAATGAACTTGGTGCTACTACTCAAGCAGTTCCAGGTTCTTCACCTGAGCCTACATGGACAGACCCATATAGTACAATAACTATTCCAACTGGAAGTCTTCCTGCGGGTGGCGAAACTCTCAGTATGCACTTGGAAGCTTTTCTCGCGGAGGCAGATGGGGGAGGTACTGGCGGCACTTGGGTTGATCTAAGTGAGACAATTACTGCAAGTATTGAAAATACTTCTGGTCCTGATGTTACAATTACAGGTAACTTTATTTCTGCAGGTGGAGAACCTGGCATTGATGATATATTTACAGTTTCGAGCACCAGAGCAGCAAATGCTAGTGGAGAGATAGAGCTCGCTTTCGGAGAAACTGTACGTTTTAGTTTTCCATATAGCGGAGCTGAATCTGTATCAATGTCCGTTACTGGATTCGATACAGGAGAGTGGACTAATACTAGTAACTTAAGTGTAGCGAAAAGTAGCTATAGTGATAAAACTCGACCTTCTTCAGGAATTTCTATTGGAGAGTTGGACCAAGTTTTCCTATCCGTTTCAGGATCTAGTACTGCTCCTTCACGCACAGTTACTTTTGTACAGCAATATAACTCTCCAGATACTTCCGTAACTTTTGACGATGATATTTCGATGGCAGCGAGTGATACAAGCTATACCGTCACGATAGGATCACGAACGGGAGAGGGCGATGCTTATGCTTCTTCTACTGTATATACATTATATGAAACGGATACTCCTTCAGGATTATTAGGCTCTAGAACGGGTCATGGGGATATTCCAGTAACTACAGATACTCCCCCTTTCTTAGGAGTTCCAATTGAACGGTACATTTACTGCAAGCTGCCTACAGCTTCTGGGGGCTCTGACTCGTATGTTCCGGTGGAAGACGCAGACGGTAGTAATGCTGTAGAAATAACCAGAGGAGACGCACCCGGAATAAATCCTCCTTCTATTCCAGGAGAGGAGCTTTATGGGTTGGCTATATTTGATCATGAAGAAAACTTGGTAACATTCTTTACCCAGAATCATACAGTACTTCGTCCGTTATTACAAGAAAGTATAACCACTTCTACAAGTACCACTACAACTGTATCCACAGGAATACCCGAGTTATCAACTGATAATTCTATGGTTTATATTACAGGAAGTAGCTCTGGTTCTGGAGGAGGTGTTGAGTACGCTAAAAATATTCCGGCTACCATTGATGCAAACGGCGATGTTATTGTTGCTAGAACTAGCACCGCCCAGAACTTAAATGTAGAAGTTGTACAATATTTGGGAAAAACTTTAGGTTCGGAAAGACCAGAGTTCGGAATCGAGATAAGAAACCAGAATGATAATGTAGTTATGGATAATCTTGCTTCTGCTTATGCTGTGAAAGAGATTATTCCCTTATTTAATTCTAGCACAACATATAACGGGCATACAATAACTGTTTATAATCAGTATAATGGAGCAACATATGTGTTTATACAGCTAGCTCCAAACCGTTACCCCACCACAGGGGGAATCCCAATAGTTGGGATTAGCAAATCTACTTCTATTCTCGGAACTCTCATTCCTCCCCGAGTAAGTGGCGTCTCTTCAAATGCAAATGGAAGTTATTATTCAAGTCTGTATGTAACCATCCCCAAAAGAGGACCGATCGCCCAAAATGCTGTAGATATCAGCTCTTGGAGTATTGCAATGCTTGTAGATCGAACTTCCACAGAGCCAGTCTACTATGGAGGGCAGCCTTCCGACTTCGGATTTAAAGTATATTCGGATACAGGAGAGATACAGTTTGACAGTGGATGGAGACAAGCAATTGTTACAAATATAGTAGATGTAAATGTTTTTACAACCGGCACAAACCAGAATGGAAGCTACGATGTTACAACCGGATACGATGGAGTAACTGGCCCTCCAGAATTTGCCTCTGGTATTGCTGCCTTAGCAGGAAGAAGCTCCGGAGAGTCTATTACTATTTCTGATCTTAATGAAATGGATCCTTCGAATACTTACGTTCTCGGTAATTTCTGCTCTGGTCAAGTTACCTACTATACAACAGACATTTTAAATAGACAAGATCAGTACGAAGAAGGAGGCGGAGGCTATCATGTTCCTGCGGTAACAGTAATTGGCAACTATAGCACAACTATTACTATGAAATGGATTGGAGAAGGTCTTTCCTATTCTCTAGCAAATGCCACCCCCGGTTCGCGAGTTCCCAGCAGCACCCATCCAGAAGGCCAATTAGTCTTTGTACGCATCACCTAAGCAAAAATAGTTCTTGACTTTTGTCTCTAGCTATCTTATAATTCGAAAATGGACTTAGTTAAAATAGCACCAGAAAATCTCGAAGTGGCAAACGCCTACCTTTCGACAGGTAGCGCGCTTGTTGCCGCCCAGCAACTTGGTACTACTCCCGATAAAGTTTACGCTATTCTGGAGAAGAATGAAATAAAAGAATATATGAATTCGGTCTATCTAGACCAAGGCTACCGTAATAGATTTAGACTTGCCGAATTGCTGGATGAAGTGATAGAGAAGAAGATCGAAGAAGCGCGAGAAACAGATATGTATTCGTCAAAGGACCTTGTAGATATACTGGCCCTCGCACATAAGATTTCAGAAGATCATCGAAAAGACTCCAAAGCTACAACAAATATCCGTCAGCAAAACGTGCAAATCAATTCTCCCTTTGGTGAAGGAAATTACGGAAAGCTCATGGAGAAGTTACTTGGATCAGCAGAGTAGTTTTCAGCAGCTCAAAGCAGCCTTCGAAAAACATGAAGCCGTCTGCGAAGAGCGATGGAAAAGTATGTTTAATGAGCTGCGAGACTATAAAGATGAAAGTCGAGAGCGGAATACAGAGATTAAAGACTCAGTCGAGGCTCTTCATAAATTAATATGGAGTGCTACCGGCGCAGCAATACTCTTTTTATTAGGAGTACTTGTGTCAGGAAATCTATTATGACAGTTTATGAAAAAAGAGGTATGTGGAAAGTAGCCGGTTCTTCTAAAAAGTATGCAACTAGACAAGAAGCCGAAGCCGCCGCAGGCCTAACCCATTATGAAGCAAAAGAAGCATTTTATGATAGCTTCGAAGAGGAAGTAGTAGATGGAGATATCGAGGAAGAGCTTGATAACGAATCGGCTGTTGCCGAAGGGGAACTTTCTGAAAGTCCCGATTCAGGCTTATTTGGAGCTCTTGGGGATTGATCCTATTCCATCTCAGATGGGTATTATCAACGCATTAAATGACCCGAAATACCGTTTTGTAGTCGGCGCCCTGTCTCGAAGACAGGGTAAGACATATATAGGGAACATTATAGCTCAGTGTGTAGCTTTGGTTCCCGGCTGCCATGTTTTGATCGTGTCGCCAAATTACAACTTGTCGAATATTAGTTTTGATTTACAACGTAATCTTATTCGTCAGTTTGATTTGGAGATTGAGAAAGACAATGCCAAAGATCGAGTAATTGAGTTGTCTAACGGCTCAACGATTCGACTTGGCTCGGTGAATCAGATTGATTCGGTAGTAGGTCGTTCTTATGATTTCGTACTCTTTGACGAGGCTGCTCTCGCTGACGGAGAGACTGCTTTTAATGTGGCTATTCGACCAACCATGGATAAACCTGGAAGCAAAGCTCTTTTTATCTCGACTCCTCGTGGTCGGAATAATTGGTTTAGCAAGTTCTTCAACCGTGGTTACAATGATGAGTTTCCTGAGTGGGTTTCAATAAAAGCCACTTGGCATGACAATCCTAGAGCTTCTAATGAAGATATCGAAGAAGCCCGCCGATCCATGTCGGAAGCCGAATTCAAACAGGAATATGAAGCTGACTTCAACATTTTCGAAGGTCAGATCTGGAACTTTAATTATGAAGAGTGTGTCCAAGACCTTGAGTCTTTTGATACTCGCGGTATGGACATTATCTCCGGTTTGGACGTCGGCTTTAAAGATCCCACCGCATTTTGCGTTATCGCCTATGACGGAGAGAAGTTTTACATTCTCGAAGAGTATTACGCAGCCGAGCGAACCACAGAAGAACACGCAAGCTACCTTGGCGAGATAATGGAGAGACGAGATGTTGATTATTGCTTTATTGACGCAGCGGCTGCACAGACTCGTTATGACCTTGCTCAGAACTACGATATTACTACAACGAATGCGAAAAAGTCCGTTTTGGATGGGATTGGAATGGTTGCATCCCTCGTCGATAATGACAGGCTCATAGTAGATCAAAGGTGTACAGAAGTTCTTCGATGCCTCGACCAGTATCGCTGGGACCCCAACCCGAATCTAATGCGAGAGAAGCCTTTACATGATAGCTCTAGCCACATGGCTGACGCATTACGTTATGCTCTCTATAGTTTTGAGCAGAGTGCTCCGACATTTTAAAGACCTAGGAAAAAATAATTCTTGACTTTTTCCTCCCAGATGGTTATAATGTGAAAAATGCTAAAAAGAGATAAGATAAAATATATTCGTGATCGTGCCAAAGCAAGATACGAAAAAGGTACAGAATGTAGAATTTGCGGAAGTAAGATTAAGCTTGACTTCCATCACTTTTATACCTTATCTCCACTGCTTGAAAAATGGCTGTCAGAAAAAACTGAGTTAAGGCCAGAGCACTACACGGACGAATATATTACGATTTGGAGAGATGAGTTTATAGACGATAATTGGGCAGAGATGTACGAAGAAACAGTTACTATTTGTCACGACCATCATCTTCAACTTCATTCCATATATGGACGCAACCCACCCCTGCATACTGCAGAGAAGCAGAAAAGGTGGGTAGAGATTCAACGAGAGAAAAATGGCTTGGTATAACTTCTGGAGTACAGAAAAACTAAATCCCGCGCAAGAAGAGATTGTTGTTAGCCTCGAAGGTGCTGGGCCCATTGGTTCTCGTGAGCTTCCTCGAAATTACACTTCATACTATGAAACACTCGAAGTAGTGAATCGTGGTGTGAATATGATTACGGATGATGCAGCCGAAGTCCCCTTCAGAGTGGGCGCTCCTATACAGGGCCTCGAATCTGTAGTAAAAGGAGTTCGCCGATCAAGAGTAAATCTACTTTTAAATAAAGAGCCGAATCCTTTCCAAGATATATCAACTTTCAAGAGAAACCTCATTCTCGATTATATCTTAGATGGGAACATCTTTATTTACTTTGATGGGGTTTCGCTGTATCATTTGCCCGCTAACTTTACCGATATCGAGCCTGATACGGAGACTTATATTCAAGGTTTTACTTTCCAGAAAAATATTAGATATAAGCCTTCAGAAATTATACACATCAAAGAAAACAGCTTTCATAGCATCTATCGAGGAACTAGCCGCCTTCGCGCCGCTCGCCGAACTATGGAACAGCTCACAAAGATGCGTCAGTTTCAAGATAATTTCTTCCGCAACGGTGCAGTCCCGGGTCTTGTAATCAAGTCACCTTCTGTTATTAGCGAGAAAAATAAAGAGCGTATGATTCAGTCTTGGGTTGCTCGTTACCGTCCTGATGGCGGTGGTAGGCGACCCCTTGTTCTCGATGGTGGTATGGAGCTTGATAAAATTTCAAATGTAAACTTCCGAGAGATGGACTTTGAAGCGTCGATTGAATCCTCCCAAAAAGAACTCCTGAAAGTTCTTGGTATTCCACCCATTTTATTAGATTCAGGTAATAATGCAAACCTTCGACCAAATCATCGTTTATACTACCTTGAAACTGTGCTTCCCATACTCGACAAAGTAAACTCCGCTTTAGAGCGATTCTTTGGGTATGAGATTGCCTCGGATGTTAGTGATATACCTGCTTTACAACCGGAACTTCGCGATGCCGCTTCATACTATACAGCACTTGTAAATGCCGGCATTCTTACTGCAAATGAAGCTCGCGAAGCAATTAACTATGATGCAAAAGAGGGCTTCGACGATATTCGAGTACCTCAGAATATTGCAGGGTCGGCTGTTAACCCAGATTTGGGCGGACGACCAACAGAGGAACCACAAGAATGAGACGTCATAATTTACACGAAGACATTTTCGAAGCCTATAAAGACGCAGGCAAAGTCCTTTCCCTTGGAGAACTACGACGAGCGTTGGGTGGCCGAGGCATTAGCCGAGAGCTATGGATTAAGGGAATTCGAAAGTGCGAAAGAATTTTTAAGTCACGGTGGCATGAAATTTATGACACCAAACTGGGCATTGTTCATACGCCCAAACCAGAGCCCGTACCGGCTCCAGTAGAGCATGTCGAAGAAGCTCCAGCGGTCGATCCGTTAGAGGCTCTGAAAGCAGCTCGTGAACAGAGAGAAGAGCATGAATAAAATCTTTCACATTGGCTCGACTTTCAAGGCGTTTGAAGAGGATGATTCTCTTC